TTAAATGCAACGAAAAAATAATTCTTGACTTTCAACTAACCCGAATATATAATTTATAAAAATGGCAGAGTTAAAACGAGACCCGATTAAATACATCAGAGACCGGGCAAAGTCGAAGTACGAAAAAGGCAAAGAGTGTAGAATTTGCGGTGCAAAAATAAAACTCGACTTCCATCATTTCTATACGCTTGCCCCACTTTTTCATAAATGGTTAAAAGAGAAACAAGCACTTCGTCCAGAACATTATACAGATGAGTATTTAATTATATGGAGAGACGAGTTTATAGAAGATAACTGGTCTGAACTTTACGATGAGACAGTTACTCTCTGCCACACCCACCATTTAAAGCTACATAGTATCTACGGAAGAAATCCTGGTTTACATACAGCAGAGAAGCAAAAACGCTGGGTAGAAATACAAAGAGAAAAATATGGCATGGTATAACTTCTGGAAGGAAGAAAAATTAAACCCAGCGCAAGAAGAGATTGTAGTCAGTCTTGAAGGCGCGGGCCCTATTGCTTCTCGTGAAATTATTACAAATTACAGAGCGTATTACGAATATTTAGAAGTCGTAAATCGGGCTGTAAATATGATTGTAGATGATGCAGCTGAAATTCCTCTTAGGATAGGTGAACCTGTTCAAGGATTGAACTCAGTAACTAAAGGTATTCGTCGTTCTCGTGTTGATCTATTGCTCAACAAAGAACCGAACCCTTTTCAAGACATTTCCAGTTTTAAGCGAAACCTCATAATCGATTATATTTTAGATGGGAATATCTTTATATACTTTGACGGAGTTTCTCTGTATCATCTCCCCGCTAACTATACGGACATTGAACCGGATAAGACAACCTATATTGCGGGCTATACATTTCAAACAAGCATCGACTATAGACCAAACGAAATAATTCATATAAAAGAAAATTCTTTTCATAGCATTTATAGAGGTACTAGTCGCTTAAGAGCTGCTCAACGAAGTATGTCTCAGCTTACTCGCATGAGAGAGTTCCAAGATAACTTCTTTAAAAACGGCGCCGTCCCAGGTCTCGTTATTAAATCTCCCTCTGTTATTAGTGAAAAGAATAAAGAAAGAATGATTCAATCCTGGATGACTCGTTATCGTCCAGACGGAGGCGGAAGAAGGCCCCTTGTATTAGATGGAGGGATGGAACTAGATTCTATATCAAATATAAACTTTAGAGAATTGGACTTCGAAAGCTCTATAGAAAGCGCAGAAAAGGAAATACTAAAAGTTCTCGGCGTACCGCCGATTATGTTAGATTCTGGAAATAATGCAAATATACGACCAAACCATCGAATGTATTATTTAGAAACAATCCTACCTATTATTGAAAAGATAAACAGAGCTTTAGAAAGATTTTTTGGGTTTAGCATAACTCCAGATATCAGTAATATTCCTGCACTTCAGCCAGAATTAAGGGACTCTGCAGCATATTACTCAACTCTTGTAAACTCCGGTATTATTACACCAAATGAAGCGAGAGAAGCCTTAAACTATGACGAAATTTTTGGGTCTAGTGAAATAAGAGTACCTGCCAATATTGCAGGCTCCGCATCAAACCCATCAGAGGGTGGAAGGCCCGAAGAAACAGAGGAAAACTAAATGAAGAAAAGTGAAGTATTAAAAGTTTTGGTAGACTTTTTCCATGAACAAGGAAGAGTAATGAATAGAAGTGAGTACTATAGACTCGGAGCCGATGCCTGGCCTGTTCACCCAAGACTACTCACTCGATATTTTAGAGGTAGAGGATATAACTCTATCATTAAAACCGCAGCACATATGTATCCAGCAGACTGGGCAGCAATTGGCACTAAGCCTGTTGAACCTGTTAAGCCTGCACCCAAGCCCGTTCTTGAACCGGCTTCAGAAGACGATCTTTCTCCTCTGGAGAAATTAAAGTCTTTAAAAGGAGAATCAAGTGAATAAGATTTTTCACATTGGCTCCACATTTAAGGCGTTTGAAGAAGGGGATGATCTTCATATCGCTGGTATGGCCAGTACGAATAGTACTGACCGTGTTGGAGACGTAATTGAGACTGAAGCCTGGACAAAGGGCGGACTTCAAAATTATTTAAACAATCCCGTAATTCTTTTTAATCACGATTACAATCAGCCGATTGGCCGAGCAGTTCAGCTTGGTACTAACGATAATGGTCTGCAGTTAAAAGCAAAAATTGCTAAATCTGCTGGTCACGTAGGTGAATTAATTAAAGAAGGTGTCCTTGGAGCTTTTTCAGTCGGGTTTCGAGTCAAGGATGCGGAGTATATGACCGAAACCGATGGATATAAGATAAAGGACGCAGAATTACTGGAAGTTTCAGTAGTAACGGTTCCTGCTAACCAAGCTGCAACCTTTTCTCTTGCTAAATCTTTTAACTCAGAGTCTGAGTATGAAGAATTCAAGAAATCTTTCAAAACTATAGATTCCGTGGAAGAAAAGCATGTTATTAGTGTTCAGGAGACTGAAGACAAAGTAACTGTTGAGTTTGAAAAACATTCTGAAACCGAATCAATGCCTAAAGACTTATCACAAGTCGAAGTACAGGAGAAAACTATGAGTGATATCGATATCGATGCGATTGTGGCTGCTGCTGTCGAAAAGACCGCAACTGCAATGGCGATGAAAGACGCTGAGCGCAAGGCAGAAGAGCAAGCTAAAATGGAAGCAGAACAAAAAGCTGCTGCCGAAGCTGAAGCTCAAAAAGCCGCGCAAGAAGCCCAAATTGTAACCGCTGTTTCTAGTGGTGCAGAAAAATTAATGGCTGACGTTGAAGCTAAAATGGCTGCAAAAGATGCTGACTATGAAAAAATTATTGGCGAATTGAAGAATGAACTGATTGAAAAATCAGACGAAATTTCTAAAATTCGTGATAGCAAGCGTGTATTTGCTGATCGTGGCGAAGCAAAGTCTTTTGCTGAAGCCTATGAGAAAGACATTTGCGATGCGCACCTTCTTGGCGTAATTACTAAGAAGGGTTGGGATAATAAGCTTACTAAGCAGTTATTCGAAAAAGCCAGTCGTAATACAAATGCAGGCCTAACTGTTCCAGATACGTCCTCTGATGCTTTACAAGCTTTTGAAACTACTGTTTCTACTGCAATGGAGAGAGATGTAGAATTAGAATTGGTTTTGGATCCTCTTTTCCGAAAAATCCAAATGAATTCTGCTTCAATGGTAATGCCTACCATGCCTGATGCTGGCTATGCAGAGTGGGCAGCTAATGATACCTCTGGCGGTGCTTCTGGTGCCCCTTTTAAAGGTAATTTAGAAGGTCGTGACGATACTGTAGGTTCACCTTTCCCCGGCATGAGCATGGGTCGTAAAGTATTGACTGTAGAGCGTTTAATCTCTCGTTCCTATATTGCTAATGAAAGTGAAGAAGACGCAATTATTCCTGTTCTTCCTTTTATTCGTGAGTCAATGGTACGCTCACACGCACGTGCAATTGAGCATTCATTACTCTTAGGCGGTTCAGCCGGTAATGATTTGATCAGCACACCTTATAATGGTTTGGTTGCTCGTACAAATGCTAATGCTGTTTTAGACAACGGTTCATCTCCTGGCGTAGGTGGCGTAGCTACTGCTTCCAAATTACTTGATCTTCGTCAAGCAATGGGTAAGTATGGCCGTCGTCCTGGCGATGTAGTTTATATCATCGCACTTACTGCATACTACGATATGCTTGATGATCCTGACTTCCAAAATATCAATGAAGTTGGTGATCAGCGTGCTACCAAGATTACCGGAGAAATCGGAAACGTCTACGGTTCACCCGTAATCGTTTGTGACGAGTTTACAGGTGGACGTACTGATGGTAAGCATTGGGCCGTAGCCGTAAACGCTCGTAATTTTGTAGTTCCTGTATTGCGTGGAGCTACTGTTGAGACCGATTACGAAGTTGCCAATCAACGTCGTGTATTGGTTGCTACTCAACGTCGTGGCTTTGACTGCATCTTTGCAGACGATGCTACTAACGGTGATTATCAAACTGCTGTACATACTTGGTAACAAGTATGTTAGGGATGGGAGTCTTCGGACTCCCAAGCCTTTTTGGAAAATAAATGGCCGATTTAATTACATTAGATGACTATAAATTGTTGGAGGGTATAAACTCTACTCAGTTTGACGAAAAGTTTGAGAAGCTAATTACGAGTGTAAGTCAGCTTGTCCGTACTTATTGTAATTCTGAGTTTGATACTTATGCAACTTCACCAGGATATACGGAGTTATTTGATATTCAATGGGACACTTATACTGTTCAGCTTAAATATAGCCCTGTTATTAGTATAACAAATGTATATGAAAGATTGGGACAAGCTTCTGATTATGTTGAACTTTTTTCAAATGGAGCCGGCCCTTCACCAGAATATTCATGGTACTTAGATTCTGTTTCCGATTCTATTTTCAGAACAGAAGAAAGTGGTAAGTATAGAAATTGGCCTAAAGGAGTAGGTTCTGTAAAAGTTACTTATTTAGCAGGGTATGTCTCTGTACCCGTTGATTTAGAACTTGCGGTTGCTGATATTATAACTTACTACCATAAAGACGAGCAGAAAGAGAGACAAAGCATTGGTTCAGCAAGTAGAGAGGGAGCAGGAAGCTCTGCGATTCGTAATGATCCTGGATTTCCAGACCATATACGAAGAGTTCTAGATATGTATAGAGTATCATGAGCAAAAGATTTTTAGATAAGCTATTAAAAGAAACTATAAAAGAGCTAAAAAACCCAGCTAATGACCCGAAGAAAGGGTCGGGATTTAGAGAATTAGAATCAGACGTAAAAGTTCATAGAATAAGTGCCTCTGTAAATGGAGTAAAAAACCAGGTTTATATTCAGCTTCAAGAGCAAGGTATACCTGCAAAACAAATCAATCACCCTCAGATGAGAAATGTGATTGATACTTATGTTCCAAACTTTGTAGAAGCAATTTATAACTCGGCAAAGAAAAACTTTGATAAGAATCCTTCTTCTAGTAATACAAGAGTAAAAGGTAATAAAAGCGCTTGGAGCGTAACTATATTGGAAGGAGGTTATGGCTATAGTCTAGCAAGGAGAGAGGTTGGGCATTTATCTGTTTTTGAAACTATTAGAACCCTGTATTCTTCTCAAAAAAGTACATTAGTAAACAATATAAATAAAGTTCTGAGAGAAATAGCCACTTTATCCTCGGGTGAGTATAGTATAAATGGTAGAAACTTTTTAGATTTTGGTCATCGCGCCGGTTCAGCGGTTGTAGAACAGCAAAGCCAAAGAGCTAGAGATACTTTCCAATCTACAATTAGATACAGAAATGAAACTAGCGAAGATAAAATAACCGACAAAGATTTAAAAAATCTGGGTTTAAAAGTATTTTTTAGAAAGAAAGGAACTTTAGAAAAGGATACTGTAGAAATCGGTATAGAAGCGTCATCAATAAATAGAGGTAAAAAATCAGAGTTGGAATTAAAAGCTAATCTAATTGAACAATTAGAAAAGGCTATAGTAAAATTAAATAAAGCAAAAAGCTTTGCTGATAGAAAAGGCTCTGACACCAGAATAGAAATAGAAGCTAAAAAAGTTGTAAAAAGATTTGACCAGGGTATAAAAAGAGGTAAAAATGTAAAAGTAGTCAGTAGAAACTTTAAGCCTAAGCTATCTAACAGTACGTCGGTTAAAACAACTAAAAGAAAAGCTACAAAAGGCACCATAACTAAAGCGAAACTATCTTCTTTAGGAGTAAAAAAGGCAGCGTTAAAAAAAGGTTCTTCTAGTAGTAATATTTCTGTAATAGCTTTAATTAACCAAAAATTACCACAAACAGTTAAAAAAAATATGGGAGCGCCCGGATTAGAAAATAGGTCAGGGAAATTTGCGGCAAGCGTTAGAGCTACAGATATTACTACTACAGCAAAAGGATTTCCCAGTATCGGGTATTCTTATGACAAAAACCCTTATCAAATATTTGAACAAGGTGCAGGTAAGTTTCCCTGGGCTAATGCTGATAGAGACCCACGAAAGTTGATAGACACTTCTATTCGAGAGATAGCTGCGCAACTTTTAACAGGACGTTTCTACACTAGGAGAGTATAGTGGCTACGAGAGATTATAGTTCTAGGAGAATGGCCATTGTAAAAGCTATAGAGGATAAGTTAAAGTTAATTAACGGAAACTTTCCTTTTAGGACAAATTTATATAATAATGTTCTCCCTCGATTAAAGTTTTGGGACGAAGTAGAAGATTTTCCTGCAGTTCATGTATCTGCGGGATCGGAAACAAGACAGTATCAGGGTGGAGGATATAAAGACAGATTTCTAACTGTTACTCTTCGAGTATATGTTCAAGAAGAAAATGCTATTTTTGCTCTTGAAAAATTATTTGAAGATATAGAGACAGTTCTAGAAGATAACGCAGATCTTCCTTATATAGATCAAGATGGTAATACTCAACGTGTTCAGCAGATAACAATCTTGAGCTTGGATACGGATGAAGGAGCCCTCGAACCTTTAGCGGTTGGGGAAATTATCTGCGAAGTTCGATACTAACCTTATTAGGTTGAGATGAAAAGGCAACTTTTCTTCGGAGAAAAAAGATGGCATTACAATTTACAAGAAATGCAAACGTATATGTGCAGCTGGTAGATGGAGCCGGCTCCCATGTACAAGCTTGGAAACTTTCAGTCTTAGACGGGTTTTCATTCACACAATCAATTAACTCATCAGAAATTACCATTAATGAAGCAGGTTCAATCTCTCGTAGAGCAAGATTGCTTTTTAACGATAGTTTAGCACCTGTAGAATGGTCAATGAGTACTTACGCCCGTCCTATTACGGACACTAATATTACGCATTGTCCTGAAGAACCTCTTTGGGCTATGATGTTAGGCGCGGACGGTTATGCTACAAATCAATATACTAGTTCAGTATTGGCAGGAGTATCACCTTCTCCCGATACTGAAAATATAAATACTCCTGCTAATGGAACAAATACTTTTGACTTTTCAGCTTCAAATGTATCTTCATTTTCTGATCGTTGGAATATTTATTTCGGGTTTGAGGATACAGGAAATATTCAATTTTATAAACTAGACTCTGCTGTAGTAAATTCAGTAACTATGGATTTTGATATAGATGGTATTGCGACTCTTTCTTGGAGTGGCTTTGCAAAATCTTTATCTGATGAAGGTATTTCCGTTCCTACCGATTTGGCCTCCCCAATTACCACAGGATTAACGGATACTACTAACTTTATTCGTAATCGTATTTCTACAGTTTCTTTATCAAGAACAGATGTTTCTCCTGACGATGTGTATAATATTGTGTTGACGGGAGGCTCTTTTACTATTGAAAATAATGTCTCTTACTTAACTCCAGAAGAGCTAGGGATAGTAAATGCACCTCTAGCAAATATTACTGGTGCTCGCTCAATTTCCGGTTCTATGACTTGTTATCTTGACAATGATCAAGCTAACAGTAAATCAGGAGAACTTTTTGCTGATTTGGTGGCTGATGTAGACACAGTACGAAATGTTTTTACTCTTTCATTAAATGTAGGAGGAGAAACTGCTTCTACTCCTAGGGTGGCATTTGAGCTTCCAACAGCACATTTAGAAGTGCCAACAATTAACGTAGAAGATCTATTGACTCTTGAAATTAACTTCCATGGTCAAGTGAGTGGAGGTAATGTTGATCTTACTGACGAAGCAACAATCGTCTATAAATCGTAGTAACAAGAAAAAATAAATCTTGACAATTAGATAGTTGTTTTGTATAATTACTGAAGATTAGGGGAGAAATTTCTCCCCTTTTTCTTCATTTAGAAGGAGAAAATATAGGAGTATACCCTTGAGTTTCAATGTTTTAAGAGACGGAAGAGTTTGGATGGAATATCTTAACACTTTTTACCTTCTTCATACAAACAAAGAAGTTTCATTCTCCCAAACATTTCGCCAGCAGGACATAACAGTAAGAAATCTGCATAATAACTCAGATTTTTTTGAAAATTCCTCCATTGTAGAGGCAAATCCTGCTGATTTTAGTTTTTCTATATACTTAATAGAAAATGATAGTACGCCTCTACACCAACACAAGCCCTTAGATTTATTAACAGAGTATTCGACTGATAACAATTTAAACACGTTTAATCTATATTTTGTATATTCGGATTATAGTCCTGAAATTTACTATAAAATAGAGAAATGCGTATTTACTGGCGGATCTTTCAATATACCTAGAAATGGTATTATGACTGTCGGATTATCAGGACAAGGTACAAAACTCACTAGGAATACCGGTTCGGTTCCAGGATTAGTACAGTCACCTAACTATACTAGTTCTCCGAATTATGCTATTTCGAAGGAGTTCGATATTTGGGCGACAGGTACAGACGTCGCACAATTTAAACTGGATAATATCTTAGGAGCGTCTTTAGAGCTGCAAAATAATATAAGTTGGACAGCAAACAAAACTTTGCAGAAGTCTTTACAAGTTACTAATGCGAGTAATACTATATACCCAGAAAATTTTACTTTGGCTGATAGATCTCTCGCAGGAAGTATACGACAATATGTTAGCGACTCTCAATCACTATCTAAGAACAATATTCAGACTTGGGCTGAGAATACCTCAGTTATTATAAAAGCGGGTTTGGGCGGCTCTTTCGGCTATCAACTAGAAGTTGATTTGGACAACAGAGCTTCTTTTACGAATAGAGTGGCTTTTGGAGATTTATTCACTCAAAGCTATGATTTTCGTTGCATGTCAAATCCCGCAATTAGTTCAATTTTTACATATTAGGAGTATAGATGAAATTAAAAGATTTAATGGTGGACACTAAAGCCGCTTGGCTAGATTTTCCCGGTGCCCCAGGGTTTCAAGTAAAGGTTGCAAATCTTTCTAGGAAAGAATTAGTAGCTCTTAGAAAGCGTTGCATTTCTCAAAAATTTGATAGAAAGACTCGTCAGATGATAGAAGATTTAGATGAGGAAAAGTTTATAACTGAATTTACAAAAGCTACCGTAAAAGGCTGGTCAGGATTAAAGTTAAAATACTTAGAAGATTTAATTTTAGTTGATTTAAAAGATCAAGATTTAGAATTAGAATTAGAATATGACGAAGAACAAGCTCAAGTACTTGTTCAAAACTCTACAGAATTTGACAATTGGATAAACGAGGTGGTTTTTGACCTTGCCAACTTTCGTAGAGCAGGAGAGGGAGATTCTTTGGGCTAGACTAGAGGATTGGCAACAACATAATGCTGTGGGTATGACTAAGGATAAATACTTAGAATTGCAGCAGCAAATGGGGAGAGAGCCAGATCCAGAAAGATGTCCACCAGGAATCGAAGATTTTCCTGAAGTAGTAATTGATGCCTTATCGATTTTCAATTCGTTAGGGGATAGAGTATATCCTGAGATAGGGTATACTGGAAAAGATTACACTAATTTAAATTTTTTAATTAATGTTTACAAAATAGAAGATAAAGAATTACTTTACGATATTCTATTAAGACTCGATGCTCACGTTATTAAAAAGTCCCAAGAAGCTATAAAACGTGAATACGATAAATTAAAGAGAAATAAACGTGGCCGATAGCAGTGTAACTCTAGAAGTAATACTAGAAGGTAAAAACTTAAAAATAGTCCAAAAAGATGTGGACAAGGTTACTTCGTCTGTTAATAGAGCATCTAAATCCACTGAAAATTTATCTACTAAAAGTAATAACTACAATAAAGGTCAGAAAGGGGTTGCCCAAGCAACTTCCAACAGTACAAAAGCATTTTCTAAAATGCGTAGCGAGATCGGAGGAGGCTCTTCTGGTCTTGTCGCTGCTTACGCTACGCTCGCGGCAAACTTATTCGCTGCTACTGCCGCTTTTAATGCTCTTCGAGGAGCTTCAAAAGTAGAAGAGCTCTCAAAAAGCTTAGATGTTATAGGCACAAAAGCCGGTAGAAATCTCGGTATTTTAGCAGAAAGTTTAAGAGACGTTACTAATGCCGCAATTTCCACTGAGCAAGCATTAAGAACCGCAGCAATTGCTACAAGTGCAGGATTTTCGGATTCGCAACTTTTAAGTCTTACTAAAGTTGCAAAAGGAGCTTCAATCGCTCTAGGAAGGGACTTAGGTGACTCTTTAGATCGATTGGTCAGAGGTACTGCAAAACTTGAACCAGAAATTCTCGATGAATTAGGTATTTTTGTTCGTCTTGACGACGCTACACGAGAATATGCAAGAGCTTTAGGTAAGACTTCTGACGAGCTTACTGACTTTGAAAGAAGACAGGCTTTTCTTAATTCCGCAATTGAAAAAGGTGAAAAGAGATTTGGAGAGTTAGCTGAAGCCCTAGATACAAACCCTTATGATAAACTGTCAGCAGCTTTTAGAGACTTAGCTAAGAATTTGGTAACCGCTATAAATGGTACTATTACTCCTGTGATTGGTTATCTATCTCAAAATTTAACGGCTCTTGCAGGGGTTTCTCTTCTGGCTGGCAGCGGGGTTGCAAAAAATGTTGTTAGTGCTTTTGTACAGGGTGCAGAAGGTGCAGCAACTTTTGCTGGAAAGCTTTCCGACCAGAGAAAAGAACTTCTTCAAAATTTAGAAACTACTGATAAATTGCCAGCGGTTTACAAAAATGTAAGTTCAAAAATTAAAGAAGGAACCGCTTCCTTAGATGATTACAAAACGGCTTTTCGTAGCTTAGAAAAATCTACAAAAACACATCAGGGGCAGCTTGATGCAATGAAGGATGGAACTAAAAAGTTCAGCTTCACTGTAAAAGAAAAAGAAGAAAGATTACTAAATGTAAACACTACTTTAAAGAACTTAAGGACACAGTTGGTAGTTACTACCGCCGCTCAGGCTAATTTTACAAAGGCACAAGCTTTAGGGGCTATACAGGCAGGTTCTTATATTGCCGGAATAAAGCTTGCCTACGCGGCTGTAAAAGAATACGCAAGTGGACTTTGGGCAGCTGTCGCTGGAGCCGGTGCTCTTGCTACGGCTAACGCAGCCTTAAAAATAACCTTTTTTGCTATAGGAATAGCAGTTCAGACTGCTTTTGCAGCAGTTTTGAGTGCAATAGCTATAATAGGAATATTAATAGCTCTTGGCCCTCAGCTGAAAGATTGGATTGAGAGTACGTTTTTCCCAGAAAAAATAATTCAAAGAAGAAGAAAAGAAATAGTAGACTCTTTAAATATAATTCAAAAGACTTCAAGAGACTTTACAAAAAACTTCTTTAATGACCAACAGACAGCAGCAGATGCCGCAAAAAAAGCTTCTGGCCTAATACAGGAAAGTATTTCAGCAGTTGAAAAAGCCTCAAAACTAGATGCGGAAGCTCAAAAGAAAAGAGAAGAAGAATTATTTACTTTAAAAGAGAAGCAATTAGAACAACAAGAAGAACTAAAAAAATTCAAGAATCCAAATGCAATTGCCAATGCTAAAGGCGAGCTTGCTAAAACAAAAAAAGCTATAGAAGAACTTCAGAATACAAACATGAACGCATTGATCACAAATTCAAATGCTATTGAAGTTGCAAATAAAGCTGTAGAAAATTTTTATTCAGTTTTAGACTCTCGTGACCAGTTCAGTCTTTTGCCTCAAAGCTCGATAGAGCAAATAGATGAGGCGATCGCACTTCTTGAAACTGGGGGCCCGGATGCTGTTGAAAATTTTATAAATACTTTAACTAAGATAAAAGAACCTTTTGATAAAATTACTGCAGGTTTTGAATCTGTAACCGGAAAAATAAATGATTTTAAAGATGCTCAAGCCACCCTTTTAAAGAGAACAGCTACTCCTTATGACGATATTTTAGAAGCAGCTAAAGGAGTGCAGGCTGAGATAAAAGCAATAACTGATAACACTAGTGAGCTCGCAGAAGTTACTGGAGGCACAGTTATTGCTAGGGATATTTTAGAAAAAATAACAGACGCTGGATTCGAGTCCCAAGAGCAGCTTGATACTTATATTACTACCCTTGAAGAAGGTATAAAGAAATATATAGAATTTCCAGGACTGATTAAGCAACAAGAAACTGCCTTAAAAAGATTAAATAACTTTGCTAAAGAAGATGTAAATGTTCTTCAACAAAGTTTAGAGAAGCGAACGGAACTAAATAAGGTGAGGGAAAACGCTCTTATCAATGAAGAAAATTTAATAAAAGCTAATCAGAAAGAGGGGCAGGAAGGACAAGCCCAGGCAGCGCGGTTACTAGAAATAGAAAGAGAAAAAGCTGTTATAGCCGAAGAAGAACTTAAATCAAAATATGATGAGCAAACACTTGCAGTTGCTCGGGTAGAAGAACAACAAAAACTTTTGGATTTAAGTAAGAAAGTTACAGGAGAAACCATAGCCCAAGCAAAAGCGCAGATGGAAATAAGAAATATTGCTCGAGAAATAGAAAGACTTGAAGCTGGAGGTGGAGAGTATTCCGCTTCTGCAAAACTTGCTATTTTTTCTACTGAAAGGAAAGCTCGTGAAGACGTTCTTGCCCTAGAATATTCTATGAAAGTAGCAGGTATTGAGCTAGAGTACGATTTGATGGAAGCAAAATTCGAACTTCTAAAAAAGCAAGCGGAAGTAGAAGGGGTAAAATTAACTAATACCGAAAAGATTGAAAAATTAATGAAGGACGGACGAGCAGCCGCTTTAGCTAATGCAGAAACTCAAAATGAGCTTTCATTAAAGAGGTTAGAGCTTGAAGAGGCACAACTACAGAAACAAGTTCGTTCCGAAAGAAGCGCTTTTACAGAAAATTTGGGGGGTATAGGTTCAGGATTTGCCACTACCACTTCTATGACGTCAGATATTGAAAATTCTATAAAAACTGGTCAAGGTAATATAACCAAAATAAATGAAGGTAAAGGAACGGAACCAGAAAAGGAAGCAGCTATTGCTAGAGAAAGACTGGCTATGGCTGCTTCTGCTGCGGGGCCTTTTGTAGAACAGTTAAAAGCTCTTGGCCCTGAAGGAGCACTTGTTGCCGCTGTCACAGAAGGTTCTATGGTTATGGCCGATGCTTTTCTTCGTATTGGCGAAGCTGGCGATAATATGGGCGATAAACTATCTGCCATTGGCAATGTTATAGGAGCTATTGGAGGAATTGCCCAAGCTGCAGGACAAGCAAGAGTAGCGGCCATTGATAAAGAAATCGCGGCAGAGAAGAAACGTGATGGTAAGTCAAAAGAATCTTTAGCAAAACTTGCTCAGTTGGAAAAGAAAAAAGAAGGTATAGAAAGAAAGAATTTTGAGAGAAATAAGAAAATTCAAATGGCTCAAATTGTAATCAATACCGCTGCTGCATATATGAAAACTTTAGGAGAAACAGGATTTTTCGGAATTCCTTTAGGTGCAATTATCTTAGGGTTAGGAGCCGCTCAATTAGCTCTTGTTGCCGGACAGTCTTATGAAGGAGGAGGGTCTTCCGTAGGGGCGGGAAGTGCGCCAAGTCCTACAGTAGAATTAGGAAAAAGAAAATCATCTGTAGATCTTGCTAGCTCACAAAGCGCTTCTGGAGAACTTGCGTATTTTAGAGGGGAGCGAGGTATTGGAGGCCCAGAAAACTTTGTACCTACAGGTGCTATGATGGGTGCAAAGTATAGAAACGAAGGCGGCCCTACTGCGGGGTATATGGTTGGAGAGCAAGGACCGGAGTTATTTGTACCTTCTGTTCCTGGAACGATCGTTCCAAACGATGAAATAACCGCAACTTCTCAAAATGTAAATATTTCAATAAACGCAATAGATAGTAGAGGAATAGAGCAAGTATTAGTTGAGCAAAGAGGAAACATAATCGGAATGATTAGAAGTGCAGCAAATAATGTAGGAGAAGATTTTTATGAAACTATAGATACTTCTGTTTATACTGCTGAAGCTGCAGGAGCAACGAGGTACTAATGGCACAGTTTACTAATTTTCTTAATATATTACCATCCCCAACAATTAAAATAGGGGGTGCGGGACAAGATGAATCAGATGGAGGTACACAAGTTGGGCCTGGTTACGCTTCTGTAAAATTAACTTCTGACCAAAAAATTTTAAAAACTCGTACAAATTCAGGAAGATATACTGCTAGAAGCGCAGCGTACCAAAATTGGCAAATTAATATTACATATAATCCAATGACCCGTTCAGAGTTCTCCCCTATTTATACTTTTCTATTAGAAAAGCAGGGAGGTTTAAAACCTTTTTATATTTCTTTGCCTCAATATGAAAATCCTCAAGACGCTACTTTTGCGTCCAATGGATTAGTAAATAGTCTGCTTACCACTAGTTTAACCAATGCGGGAGAAACTAAAGTATTACTACGAAATGGGGGATATAATCATACTACTGGAGGAAAGCCTTCTCCTGGGGATATTTTTAATATATCAGATCCTAGTGATTCTAATCATAAAAAAGTTTATATGGTTACACGAGTAGAAGACAGCGTTTACTACAATGAATCTGCGGTAGCAATAGATGAAATTGTTATACATGTTACTCCTCCTTTTGCAAAAAATATCTCTTCCGGAAGCAGTTTTGTTTTTGGCCAGGTGTTCTCCAGCGTAGGTCCATTATTTAAAGTAGTAGCAAAAGATCAACAAGAATACAGCTTAGGCACCGATAATTTATATCAATTTAGTCTATCTTTAGAGGAAGTTCAGTGACAATTCGTTCTATTTCTACCGACCTAAAAAATTCCTTACTTCCCGATAATCCCAGTTATCAGGAAGGGTTTTCTTACGCCCACTTAATAAAGTTTGAAAAAGCTATAAAAACGGGTACAGGAAAAACAAAGAAGACCCCTCTTTCTTACGCATATATCACAGATGCTTCTAGAAATATCAGATTTAATGACGGTAGTACTGATATAGATGGAACTCCTAACGGACTTCAGACTTACATTGCAAATAGAGTTGTATCTGTTGGTTCTGTACAAGAAACAACAGAGGCTAGAGCCTCGAACTTTAATATTGAAATCGATACTACAGCCCTAGGAACTTCTTTATCTAATCAAACTTTTATATACTCCACATCCACTATTATCGGAGAAATAGACTTTGTTGATGCAGGTTTTGCAGAAGGAGATAAACTTAAGATTACGGCATCAAATAGTCTTAATACTGGACTAACCTTTCGTATTAATAGTTTTACAAACAATAATAAAACTATTAATTTTAGTACTGAAGATACGGTAGTTACTGGTACCGGCACAGCAGAAACTGTAGAATTTGCTTCCGAAGAAGTTATTGGTCTTTTAAATAAAAAAGAAGACTCGGCAAGTTATGCGGGATATATAAATAGAGAGATATTTATATATAAAGCTCATATTGATACTGATACGGGTAGTATTATCGGAGATCCTTATCTTCTTTTTAAAGGAATAATATCTAATGCAAAATTAACTGAAGACCCTTCATCATCATCAAAAATTTCTTGGGGAGTATCTAGTCATTGGGGAGATTTTGTACGTGTTAACGGTAGAATAACTTCAGACGATTTTCACAGAGGTCTAGATGGTAATGGTCAGTCAGACCCCTATGCTTTAAAAAGACCCGAATATGCAGATGATTTAGGTTTTATGCACTCTGAACAAGCCATAAATATTATTGGTATTTATCAGGTAAGTGAGACTAGGTATAAACTAAAATCTAAAAGAAAATGGTATGGGACAAAAAAATATAAACAAGTAGAATATCAAGTACAGGTCGATAGAGAAGCAGATCTTCGTTTTAATCTAGATGCAAAATATATACCCGTAGTTTATGGAGTTCAAAAGATAGATGCTATCCCCTTCTTTGTAGATACGGATAAGGATAGTGCTGACATTATTTATGTCGCATACGCCCTTTGCGAAGGAGAGATTGGAGGATTATACGATATATATTTTGACGACTCCTCTAGCATATGCTTAGATGAGCAAGACAATGATACTAGGGCTCAAGGCAGTGAGGGAGTAGATGTTTATTGCCAAGGAAGAATGGATAGAGGAGATGTTTTAGGGGGGTACTCAGCAGCTTATGATAGTCTTGTAACTAGGTTGAGCAGGCTATCTCAGGCTTATGCCTACACTACTGAAAATGGTACTGGGACTTACTCTCAGGAAGTAGCACAACAAGAAACCGACTTACTATTAGCAAATCCTTTACTTCAAGCAGCTACTCAATCTATTCTACCCTCGAGCCAAACTTTTGGCTTGCAACACGAAGAAGCTACTTTATTTGAAAAACCTTTAGATGCTAGAATGGTTTTTCACTCTGGAAAACCTAACCAAAAAACCGACGGTATGCTAGCTTCTGTAGCTAATCAATCACGTTTTAAAATTCAAACAGATTATTTTTCTTCTACCGCTGACTACTGGGGAGCGAACCATAGAGTTTTAGATACTGCTTATGTTGCAACTAAATTTACTATTTCTGATGGAGAAACTACTATACCCGAACTTGACTTTATTGTTCGAGGTAAGTTAATTGATTGCTATAATTATGATTTTTCCTACGTATCAATTCCCGCTGCAGGAGAAAGTATATCTAATTTTAATCTTGGGGATTCTGTAAATATTTATGATATTTCTGACCCTACAGGCACTACTTCTTTAGGAAGTAATATTATTGCAGATATATTTACTCTACCAGAAGAAAACGAACCCAGGATAAGATTAAAAACAGACCCTGATCTATCTATCACAGCTTTTTATATAAAAAATTCTAATGGAGATACTTGGAGGGTAATAACTTATGATCACGTAGAACAGTCAGGAAATGTTGCAGAGACTTTAACTGAACAAGTTCAAAGCATATCTACCGGAACAACGAGTGGGGTATCTGTAAATATTAATGCAGGTACTGTAGCTAATATTTTGTCTGAGCCCGCGATACAAGCCGCTGTAGCTATAGCTAGTCAATTTGTTGGTGTTGAGAGAACTTATGCACAAGAACCAAAAGATGCTCTAGTTCCTTCCAGAACAATCATATCTTCAGACTCTACTAATTCAGGACAAACTTTAGATAATGTAGGCGTCGA